GGCGTCGTGCATTTCGATGACGGGGTAGTGCGTATCACCGCCGACCTGCCCAAAAAGGTCGAGTGGGATCAGGTGCAGCTGGTCGACATCGTTGCCCGCATTGCTGCTGCTGGCGACAACCCCGACGCGTACGTCGAGTGCGCATACCGGGTCAGCGAGACCAAGTTCAACGCGTGGGCCTCATCCCTGCGCAGCCAGTTCATTCCCGCGCGGACCGTCAAGGTGGGTAAGCCCAGCTTCCGTCTCGCTTTACCTTCGGAGTAACCATTATGCTTAAAAGCCTCATAGACGCTCTGCGCCAGAAAACCCTGTCGCTCTCCGACCTGCCGGCCACCCTTCGTGTCCCCGGACATGGCGGCCAACCCGACATCGATGGCCTGGGGCTGGCTTGTGCCTCGGTCGACGATCTCGCCTTCGCCATCCAGGGGCTGGAAATCAAATCGTCAGAAATCGTTTGCCAGTTGCATTCGTTGCGCCGTTTGCACGACCTTGTCCGGTCGCGGGGCGCGCTCGGCACGGACAAGATTGCCAACATCTTTGGCGGGGAGGTCTGATATGGGCTTTCCCTTCATTTCCGCCGAACAGCGGCTCGCTGAAGTACGTGGCTCCAAGGGCGTGATTCTCGGGCCTTCGGGTGTTGGCAAGACCTCCTTGCTCAAAACCGCCGATGCAGCCCGCACCTTGTTCATCGATCTCGAGGCCGGTGACCTGGCCGTGCTCGACTGGCCGGGCGACAGCGTGCGTCCGCGTACCTGGCAGGAGTGCCGCGATCTGGCCTGCTACATCGGCGGCCCCAATCCGGCTCTGCGCGATGACCAAGCCTACAGCCAAGCGCACTTCGACCAGGTTTGCACGCAGTTTGGCGACCCCGTCATGCTCGGTAAATACACGCTAATCTTTGTGGACTCGATCACAGTGGCCGGTCGCCTGTGCCTGCAATGGGCCAAAGGCCAACCACAGGCCTTCTCGGAAAAAACCGGCAAACCCGACACCCGGGGTGCTTATGGTCTGCATGCCAGCGAACTGATTGGCTGGCTGACCCAACTCCAGCACGTTCGCGACAAGGACATCTGGTTGGTCGGCATCCTGGACGAAAAAGCGGATGACTTCGGACGGAAGTTGTTCGCTCCTCAGATTGAGGGTTCCAAGGCATCCCTGGAGCTGCCCGGCATCGTCGATCAGGTCATCTCGATGGTCGTCTTGAAGACGGAGGACGGCACGCCCTACCGCGCCTTCGTCTGCCAGCACATCAACCCCTGGGGTTACCCCGCTAAAGATCGTTCGGGTCGGCTAGACATCGTCGAAGAGCCGCATCTCGGTCGCCTTATTTCCAAAATCACCGCGCCCCGCGCATCAATACACACAGGAGAATCTTCATGAACAATTTTTCCAACAACACCGCCTGGACGGATCTGAACGATGCCGAAGACCAGCGCGAATATGCACTGATTCCGCCGAAGACACTGGCCAAGGTCATCATGGTCATCCGTCCGGGAGGCTACGACGACCTCAGCCAAGGCTGGGCAGGAGGGTACGCTACCCGTTCGGAGAAGACGGGGGCGATCTACCTCAACGCCAAGTTCACCCTTTTGGAAGGGCCGTTCGCCAAGCGCGTGGTATTTGGCCTGATCGGGCTATCCAGCCCGAAGGGGCCGGAGTGGTCGAACATCGGGCGTAGTTTCCTGCGCGCCATTTTGAACTCCGCACGGGGTATTCATCCTGCGGACAATTCGCAAGAAGCGCAGAGCGCTCGCCGCATCAAGGGCTTTGCCGATCTCGACAGTATCGAGTTCATTGCCCGTATTGATGTTGAAAAAGACCAGAACGGCGATGACAAAAATGTCATCAAGGCGGCTATTCAGCCCGAGCACAAGGACTATGCAGCGCTGATGGGCAACGTGCCACGCGGCAGCTCGGGTGGCGGATCGAACGGTGGGTCTGGCGGTGCAGCACCGTTAACCGTAGCAAGGTCTGCCAATTCTGCGCCACCTGTTTCTACTCGTCCAGCTTGGGCATCGTGAAGGGGGCCCGGCCATGATTTTGCGACCCCGCCAACGCGAGTTTGTCACCCGCTGTGTCAGCGCACTCAAGTCCCACGGCAACACACTGGGGGTCGCCCCGACCGGTGCTGGCAAGACGATCTGCCTGTCCGGCACGGCCGGAGAGTTTCTTGCCCACCCGGATGCCAAGGCCTGTGTGCTGGCGCATCGAGACGAACTCATCATTCAAAACCACAGCAAGTTTGCCAGGGTCAATCCCGGCATCAGCACCTCGGTGTTCGATGCACGTGAAAAGTCTTGGGCAGGACAAGCCACCTTTGCCATGGTGCAGACGCTTGCCCGCAACTTGGAACAAATCCCGGCCCTCGACCTCTTGGTGGTGGACGAAGCGCATCACTGCGCTGCGCCAACTTACCGGCAGGTCATCGATACCGTTCTTGCCCGAAATCCGAGCGCACTGATTTATGGCGTGACGGCCACGCCCAATCGGGGCGATGGTAAGGGACTGCGCGAAGTTTTCTCCAACGTGGCCGACCAAATCCGTCTGGGCGAACTGATTCGTTCCGGTCATCTGGTCGCACCGCGCACCTTTGTCGTCGATGTCGGCACTCGCGAGGCGCTTGATGGCGTGAAGAAGCTGGCCGAGGACTACGACATGGCGGCGGTGGCCTCGATCATGAACACCTCACCCGTCAACGAGGCGGTGGTCAGTCACTGGAAAGAGCGAGCTGCGGGGCGCAAGACCATCGTTTTCGCTGCCACCGTGGCGCACGCCCAATCGGTGTGCGAGGCTTTTCTCGCGGCAGGTGTCCATGCCGCCACCGTGTATGGTGAGATGTCGGTGACCTCCCGGCACGCGACCCTGGCGGCGTTTGAGTCGGGCGACATCGTCGTCATCGTCAATGTGGCCGTGCTGACCGAGGGCTACGACTACACCCCAACCTCGTGCATCGTCCTGCTGCGCCCCAGCTCCTATAAATCGACGCTGATTCAGATGGTCGGGCGCGGCTTGCGCGTCGTCGATCCTGCCGAGTACCCCGGTGTGATCAAGACCGATTGCATCGTGCTCGATTTCGGCACGGCCTCCTTGAAACACGGCAGCCTTGAGCAGGAAGTCGATCTGGATGGTTTTACCGGTGACGGCGAAGCCCCGACCAAGGTCTGTCCGGACTGCGAGGCAGAAGTGCCGCGTGCTTGCCGTGACTGCCCGTTGTGCGGCCATGTTTTTGAGGCTACTTCTGGCTGCGACGCGATTCAGATTTCAGATTTCGTGATGACGGAAATCGATCTGCTGAAACGGTCGAATTTTGCGTGGTGCGATCTGTTCGGTGACGACTGTGCGCTGCTGGCGACCGGCTTTAAGGCTTGGGCCGGGGTGTTTTTTCTGAACGGTCGGTGGTACGCCGTGGGTGGCGCTGAGAATTCGATGCCCCATCTGCTGGGCGTGGGCGAACGCACCGTGTGCCTGGCGCAGGCAAACGACTGGCTGAACGACCAGGAAAGCGACGATGCCGCCCACAAAACCCGGCGCTGGCTCAATGAATCGCCTACCCAGGGTCAGTTGCGTTATCTGCCGCCGGCCATTCGCGCTGATTTTGGACTGACCCGCTATCAGGCATCGGCACTGCTCACGTTCCAGTTCAACAAGCAAGCCATCAAACGATTGGTGCAGGCCGCTAATGACGCGCAGATGGCGCCGACGCGGGAGGTGGCGTGAAATGCGTGGTCTGCGTGGTCTGTGCCCGACAAGCCAAGGGTTTCGGCTGGTTCAACACTCGATTCAAGCGCAGCGATCCACGCCGCTACTCGGATCGCTGGGTGTTTTGTTCCATGCGTTGTCAGAACGCATTTTCCAAGCTCATGGAACGACTGACGAGCTTTCAGGAGGATGCCGTGATTGATCCCTCCGAAATGGAAATCGCCGCGATGCAATCAGCCTTGATCCCGCTCGGCGAGTGCGTAGCCAGCATCGGCATGGACCGTCCTCTGGCGGACTACCGCAAACAGGATGTGCTGCGCTTGATCGAGGTCGTCATCGACGCCTATCAGGCCCACATGCTGGCCGAGCACGAGCGTGAGGCCAGCCGGGAGCGTGCCTATTTCGAACAACAAGCGGCGAGGCGGACCAGCGTGTCGTCCTCTGCCCATAACAACAGGACTCCTTCTCGATGATCGATCTCAATCACCAACCCAAATTCCATGAGCGCGTTACCGCGCTGGTGGATGCCGCCTTACAGGCTGAACGTGGACAACAGGAGAAGCGGCGCTATCTCGGCGCATCTCGTCTGGGCGTTTCTTGCGAGCGTGCTTTGCAATACGAATATGCCGATACACCGGCAGACGATGGCGCTGATTTTTCTGGCCGAACCCTGCGGATATTTGAAGTGGGCCATGTCATGGAAGACCTGGCTATCCGCTGGTTGAGACTGGCCGGTTTCGATCTCTACACCCGCAAGCATGATGGCGGTCAGTTTGGCTTTTCGGTCGCTGACGGTCGTATTCAGGGCCATGTGGATGGCATCGTCGCCGGTGCGCCGGTTGAACTCGATCTCGC